GTACCTGCTGTTCCAAACCAAATGGTGTCACCTGCTTTGAATGTATCTGTGCTAGGTGTTAACCCATGAACTGTTACTGTGGTCGAACCAGAAGCCACAACACCAGTTACTAATGGAGCACCTGTGACAGTTCCTGATTGATGAATTTGCGTAGCTGGTGATTCAAACATTTGGAAACGTGAATATCTTCCCAATTGTGAGCGGAAAGAAATGTCAGTATTTAATGTTGGATTAAATGCATTTTGGTTGGATGCTTTAAGTGCAGATGCATCACGTGGTGACAATACCATGCTTACATCTTCAGCTGTTGGCATGCCAAGCTCAACCATGCCTGCATTAATAATATCAACTTGCGCAAAGTCAGAAATTGGCGCTGTTGGCGAACCTGAGAAATAGTTAACTTGTAAAAGACCAGATGCTGCAATATCTTTCTCAAGAGTTGCTGCCAAGTTTTGAACAACTGGAGACACGTATCGTTCTTGATATTTTGGCGCTGCTTTAGTGACTTCTAATGTTAATTCTTTAGAGTTGAATGCAATAGCATTTCCGTACTCTGGACCAATGGTTAATGGTGTTGTTTCTTCAAGTGTATCTTCAGGGGTAAGAATTCGACCGCGTTGAGCGATATAACGGTTAACTTTACGAACGTTAACGGTAGAACCTGGCTGATAAGAATTGTCCATAAAATCTGGCTCAAATCCTCTATCAGAGGTCATGATAAAAGGCATGTTGTATTGGAATTGTGCCAGTGACAAGTTAGACACTAGCTGACTAAAGGACAATGTTTGTGGCATCGAGAATGCTCCTATCTAAATAAATGTATGGAATAACTACAGTTATCAGATAAGGCACTGATTGGGCACGAACATATACCATGAGGCGGCATACTGACCGAACATATAACTTAAGGCGTCATATTAACCAAACATATGCATTTTAGGTTACATACTAACCTCTATTGGCGGGATTCGGGTACAACATCAATGCCTTCTTAATTACAGAGCTCAAGACTCCGTCGTCCCTGGGTCCCATAAATCTATTTACAATACTTAGCCTTCATAATGGCTTTTGCACTTGCCATATCTTGGCCTGCTCCGCTTCCAGAAATATCACTTGATCGTGGCAATGGTTTTATAGGATCCGGCGCATTGCTTGTTCGCCTTCCTCTACTTCCATAGTCAATCACATGTTTTAATATTTCTTCATATTGTTCATGAGCTGGCATAGATGTAATCTTTTTCAATTCTCTAGGATTTTTACCTAAATAATACAAGAAATCTGCTCCATTATTTGGCAATCTAGAAGCTATGTCAACAATTTGTTGTGAGTACAAATGACCATTATCTTCAACCACATCTTTAAAATCATTGTATTTATATTTGGCTTCTTCTAATTGTTCTGCTAATTCTTGTTTCTTTTTTACATCATAACTTTGAAATGTTTGTTTAGTGATTTCTTGTCTAAATTCATTTCGCGATTGTTCTAAATCAAATTGTAGAAGAGCTTGTTTCCCTTTCTCTGTTCTTGCATCAAGAACCATACCAGTTACGGGATCATTAAATTTATATTCGCTATCGGGATCGGAAACATGTTGCTGTGGAATATAAGCTTGTTGCCGTTTAACCTCTTCGAGCTCTCGACGCAAATCATGCATCTGCTTTTCTGCTTCTTTTTGCGCCTTTCGTTCTTTATATTTTCCCCACTTTTCAGGATCATCTCTTCCCCACTGAGGGATCCCTTGATCATCATTCGACGAGGATTTTTTTGCTACGGTAGAGCCTGAAGATGGCACTTCTGTCAAGGTTTTGACATCTTCTTCCTCAGTTGATGGATGCGAATCATCTTGTTGTTCATGTTCAACAGCCGAATGATGATCGAGAGATCCTTCATTATTATTGTCTATAACACTATCTGTGTTATTTTCAATAATTGGTTCTTGATTGTTTTCTTGCATTGATTTCCCTTATTTTATTTATCATCTGGTTTTCTAGAATGTAATGCATGATTAGCCAAATGTCCTAATGCATCTTTTCGTAATTCATTATGGCTTTCAATAATCTTGCCTTGTGTCTCTATGACTTTTGCATTGTGATCTAATTCAGCCTTTTTAACTTCTGCATTCTTATTAATAAGTGCTGTCTTAAGTTCTGTTTCCATCTTTTGCATTTCAATATGCATTTTCTGCATATCCATTTGCAATTTACCCATTTGAATTTCCAAGCCTTTTTCTTTTAATTGAATTTGAGCTTGCATCATTTGAGCTTGAGGATCCGGTTGTTGAGGAGGAGGCGGCTTGCCTTCTTCTTTCGCTAATATTTCAGGGGGCACTAATGTTTTTAATCGATCAACAATACCTGGTGTATTATCTAATCCTAGATTCTCACCAATATAATCAGCTGTTAACTGCGCGGCCTGTGGCAATATACGGGCTAAATCTATTAAGATTTGTAATGATTGTGCCTTTTGTACAGCAGCCGATGGGCCCGCATCAATGACTACATCATATTTACCTTTTGTCATGTCATTACTAATGACACCACCCGCGCCTTCTTGATTAATCATGACATGATCGGATTTACCATTTTGTGTCATGACAGGTATTTTCCGTTCAGTATCTAAAATATACGGCTTCATCGACATTAAAACGCGACCTGTCTGCTCAATAGCGCGATTTAAGTTGTCATAAAATACCGCAACTGACATGTTTCCTGTGCGTTGCTGCTCTTTTATCGCAACGCCTGACTTCTCCATTGAATCAGCGCCACGATTAGCCTCATAAAATCCAAGAATACTTTGAACAGATTGTTGAGATTGCTGAAATAATGCCATTAATGTTTGAGGGACTTCATTAGGAGGCAATTTAATTGGCATTTGTCCTGTAATAGGATCCGGAATGGCTGGCAACATACCTTGTTGATTGGCTACATTCTTCCAAACTTCTTCAAGGCCTGCAATATTAGAAGGTGTACCAATAAATTGTTCTCGACGACTTGTTTTTAATGCATAAGCAATTTCAATGGCTTGATAATTATGGAATCGTTGCGCATCTCGTGCATAACGAATAAATGATGACAATCTATCTTGACCATCAATACAAGTACAACCACCTTGTACAAAGATAATAGGCAATTCATTTCCTGGAAATTCTTTACGCTCAATAACTTTGTCATATATTGCTTTGTACATCACTATTTTACAGTCTTGGCGCTCTTTTGTTTCTACTATATAAGGCGCTCCAGGCATTGAAGATTGAATATTCTCCATGGCTTCTGGTGGTATTTGATCGCCTAATAAAGTAGAGAAATCTTCTAGTCTATTTTTTTGTTCTGCATATTGTTTTTGTATTTCTTTCCATTCTTCATCGCGTACCGCTCTTCCATCATTTAAAAGATGAAGTTTAAATTTAAAATATTCTTTTTTGTAATATTCAACAAGAGTTATTTTATCTTTTAATCCCCATGTGAAATCTTGCATTTCAACACGAACAGGAAATGATGATGGATAAGGATATTCAGGATAGGCTTTTTCAAAATCAGCTTTATTCATAGACATATAATAACCGCAATAATGGCCATCACATTTTGTAGGATCTTGAGAATAGGGATCGAAAAATGTCTTCTCAGGATCTTTAATAACACCTATAAAAGGCGATAAATGAAATGAATCAGCATGCTCATAATCCGTATAAATACGCCAAGCGCCAAAACCACCACTCGTCGCATCGCCAAATGCTGTTTGATAAGTGATACGCGATTTAGAATTAAAACAGACATGTCGTAACCAATCTTCATTAAGTTTTATATCTTGCTCAGTTGCTACACCATCAAGTGACTTAACTTGCAATTCTGCCGTATGTTGACGTTGCTCACCATTAACTTTATTTAAAGAATCATAAATAAGATTCATTTGTAAAATAGGTTTGTTATGAAGTAACAATTCTGACCGTTCTTGAGCTGTCCAGTTATCTACATAAGCAAAGTATTTGTCATTTCTAAAATTAGTAATATTAACGTTATTATAGCTTATCCAGTTATTAATATTCTGATCGATCTCATCAAGTATTTTCTGCTCATTATCAATCTTATCATGATCACGAGGAATATCATCCGCATACTTTTTAGGACTGAAATCATATTCAATATCACTAATCCGATTTTCCGACATATTAAATCCTTAATGTGTTCATATAAGATTTCGCTACATTTTTAATAGGATTAATAGGAAATGCAAAAGTTAATGCCAATGCCTCGGCTTCATCTGGACTATTAAACCCTCTCTTTTTTAATGATTCCTTGCTTTCAATAACTAAACGTGTCACAGAATCCCAATGATAATTAGGCGCACATAAATCAGAATGCAATGATGCTTCGTCAGGAATTTGACAGGGAGTATCTTTTAACCATTGTAGCATTAATGCCCACATCTCGGCTTTTTTATTTTTATATTTTTGTTGATCTAACGGCTTTCCACCCGCATTCACCGCATGAACAATAGTAGAATATCCAAATTCGCGAAGTCTATCGACAACGCCCGCACCTAAGCCAACTACATCCACAAATATTGCATCTATTTTGCTCTCTTTTATCATGTTATGCAATATTCCTACAATTTGCATTGTATCGTTTGTTTTAAATGATTTTAAATCATAAGCAACACGACCTTGACGACAAATAATTGACGTTCTATCACCATTTTCAGAACGTGCAGGATCCACGCCAATTAATATTGG